GGTGCAGGCAGGAAACGGATAACGGCATAACCATTGCCGCTCTTATCACACTCCAGTTTCCAAAGGCGTTCATCAGAAGAACCGCCAGTGTTATTCATCTTTTCGACTTCCTTGACCAGTTTTTGGGTCAGGGAACCAAGTTTGGATTGCTTTTTAAGGTCTGCGAAAGACATTTAGATTACCTCGGATTTGTTGGATTGTTTGGATTTGCTTGGATAGTATAGCGAAGAATTGCTCAAGAGTCAACGTAGTTCTTGAGAGCGTCGATGGTCGCTTTCATACTATTGAATAGCATACTCATATCGGTTTCAGGGGGAAACCCCATCATTGCAACCGATTTGCGTAAGTTCTCTTTCATCTCAACCGCTTTAGGGTCGTCTGAAAGAGATAACCTAGTATACATCACACGTTGCTTTTCTAGCAAGTCTTGCAAGATTTCAATATGCTCAAGACGATCTTCCTTGGACATCATACCAAAACCAAAGAGAGAACCATAGATTTTCTCTTGTAATTTGTTTATTTCGGTTAGTTCCTCCTGAATAATTTCGGAGTCGAAAAAATCACTCATTTATAATTGACCTTAGAAGTTTCTTGTATTGAAATACATCAATATTTATGAAGGGTCCGTATTTTTTCAGTTTGAGACTTACGGTTTCCCACACTGGATCATCCAACTTCTTATCGAAGTTTTTTGAAAAATGGAAGATTTTGTCGTAGATCACGAAGTTTTCTAGAGACAATCTCCCGCTTAGATACTGCTTTAGGAGAATAGGGTGTCCTTTGGAACAATCGAACAGTTTCTCGAATTCGTTCTCCGAGAACAAGTCGTTGCTTTGTTCTTTGAACAAGTAAGTCGAACTCTGTCTTCGTTTCATCCACGCGGCGTAAGTCCTTTCGCCAGAATTGATAATTTCTCCAATCCATAAGTTTTGTGGGTTATCAGCGGCAGAAAAATTGGACACCAAAAAATCTACGATTTCTTCATTAGAATACTTTCGCGAAGTTTTTTCAAACCAGTACTTGTCTTTCCTCTTGTTGAAAGAGGTGACACTAGCACGGGTCTTCGCACCGTATTTGAAGAAATCGTATTTGGGATTTGTGAAATGATTTTTTAGTGACAAATAATGTTGATAAGTTTCAAAGGGTGTCACGATCATAAAGGAAGTTTTGCTCTTGATGTCTTCTTCATGAAGTTGAGACGAATAGCATCCCACTTCAGACGCTCTTTCAATGGTTTTGAAACAAGCTTCGTTATAGAGTCTACCTCAAGTTCATTGATTTCGCAATAGTGAACAATCGCATCAATGTAATTCAGTTTCTCCTCTGCAACGATCTTTTCGATCTCCAGAGCAAATTTAGAAGGTGTCAAGAACTTACTCTCGATTGCCTTTTCTAGTTCTTTATTTGGTTCCATAGAGTTCCAGTTTATCTCTAACAAACTTTCCAATGTACTCGGTGAGCAGTCGGATGTACTTTGATTTGTTTCTTTCTTCGTAGACAACGCATTCTCCATTTTCGCACGCCATAATAATTACAAGTTTTTTGACTGAAATGCCAGTCAGTTCATACAGCATACAACCATAAGCCATACACTGGACAAAATAGTGGTCGATCCATTCCCGTGGTTTGGGTTTGGCAGATGTTTTGAAGTCGATTATAGCTAACTCGCCGTCATATTCAGCGATACAATCTACGGTCCCCGCTACACCCAGTTGTTTGCTATACAGGGACCCTTCAAGGGCGTAAATATTATTTATAAGTTTCAGTTTTTCTTTAGAGATCTTGAAAAGGAAGTCAGAGATAGGTTGAACCTTCGGCAAACCTTCATTCTTTAGATGATGCTCTACAAGAGTATGCATATCGGTACCACGACTCGTAGCACGTTTTGTGATACGATCTGCCTCTTCATTACCAACTTTTTTACGCCATTTGACGAAAATCTCCTTATTAAAATGACTGGTCACCGAAGTAATGGAGACCAGTCGTAGGAGTTCTTCTTCATCAGGCACTTTATAGTAGCGGACCCCATCAATAGTTTCTCTTTCTAGAGATGGAAGGTCCACATCAACGTGAGTGAACATTAAAATCCAGATTCCATTTTTGCAATAATGTATTCTTTGACAAGTCCAGAACGAACAATATCATCTACACCAAACTCAATTATATCAAATGAGTCCATTTTACGCAAGATGCTTAAGAAATCAATGATACCATTCTTTTCTTTATCTTTCTGTAAGTCAGACTGACGTGCATCACCACAGAAACAGATCTTGGTATTTTCACCAACACGAGTGATAATACTATCAAGTTCGTGGAAGTTCAGATTCTGAAACTCATCCACAATAACAATAGCGTTATCAAGAGTGGTTCCACGCAAAAATGAAGTAGACCAGAACTTGATAGATTCCTGCGACTTCAGATTTCCATACAACATTTCAAAGTCTGCATCAGAAGGCATCTGGAACATATACTTCACCATATTCTTATATGGAATTTGGTAAATGTCTGCTTTATCTTCATGAGATCCTGGAAGGAAACCAATCTCTCTAGTGGCGACCAGAGAGCGTACAAGGTAGATACGCTCATAAGGTGTATTCTCACTCAAAACATCACGAAGCGCGTTGTAGAGGGTAATAAACGTCTTACCAGTACCAGCACAACCATAAGCAACAATGTGCTTATCATTATTGTATGAATCAAATAATCTCTTCTGATTATCAGATAATGGTTCAATATCAACCAGGTATTCCTGACTGAGAGGTTTCTTCCTCTTCATCTGCTTTGCCGTGAGTCCAACCCCAATAGGTTGCTCTGCAGATGCTCTTTTTCTTCTTGCCATACTAAATTTTCTTTACTCTAGAACCAGGTGCTTGTGCTGCTTTACCAAGGACATCATTCCATCCAGGATTTCTGGAGATTAGTTTATTTTGCCAATCTCCAACTTCCTGAGCAGCTGCACATCCTTTACTCCAATCTTTATCCCAATCGGGATTATCCTTACGCCATTGCTCATAATCAGCAATGGTCAGATTCAATTCTTTTTCTTCTCCAGTCTTATTATTCTTTACAGGATATGTGGGCATAGTAATAACTCCAAGGTAATTTATTTAGACCCACTCAAGGGCTTCTGCACAGGTTGGGAACTGCTCAATAAAGACTTTCTTACATCCTTCTGCAAGATCCATATGCTCTTTCTGGGTACCATTAGCAGTACGCAGATTGATGTAATGGATCCATGATCTGCAAGAACCGGACATATAGATTCTTGTGGGCGTGGCAAGTGGAAGCACAAAACGTGAACACTCCTTTGCGATTCCCATATCAAGCATTGATTGATAAAGCACCATTGCTTCATCGAAGTGCTTCCTCATTTTGATTTCAAACTCTTGCTTGACGAAAGGATCAATATCATCAATAGAGTTTTGACGATTCTTTGTATCCTGACGACGAAGTTCAGGAAGAGGAATAGTCTCCGCAAGCATTGAACTATCAGCATAGCGTTGCGAAAATTCTTGATATGTGAAGCTACGGTGCCGGAGCACTTGAGCTGCTACCCCCCTGGTAGTTTCAAGTTCCAGAGTCATAAATGCCTGCTCAAACACAGACCAGTGGTTGTGCTTGATACAATAACCCAACAATTTTGCGTAGTTGGGGTTTTCCTGGTTATTTGGGTTTGAGACTCTGGCAACATATGCCATCATCTTCTCCGCATCGGGAGTTACACTAATCAGTTTTACGCTCATTTAAATCCTTTAGATACTTTTTTCTCCAGTTCTGCAAGTTCCTCTTCAAGAACACGCAGTTGTTTTTTCATCTCAATCAGTTTTTCTTCACTGTAAAGATGTTCCTGCTTCACCAATCTACGAAGCAGTTTCATATACTTTCTTGCCCGTTCAGTCGGGATACCCGTCGTCATCGTTGAATACCTCGTCGTAGTCTCCGTAGTAATGTGGAGGATCATCAAAATTCTCCCGCTTATCTATGTAAGCACTAGGATCAGAATAAACCTCTGCCTTCAATCCGTCAACCAGTAGTTCAAGATTACGGACGATAAGTTTTAATCGTTCCTTGTCCATATTAGTGTATACACTGCACATATTATAGCACAAAAAAAGAGGGGTGCTACCCCCCTACTTTCCAACTTTTTTTGCCTTTGGATTTTAATTGAACCCATTTGGCGTAGTGTACTCCACGATACGTTAAAAACCCAAAAGTTTTATCTGGATCGTGTTTTACAGGGTCATATGCTGGAAGATCATAATGAAAACTGATCTTCAGCATATTCTCACCTCTTCGACAGAAGTAAGATCTCCCCGTAAAGTAA